GCGATTTCCGGGAGCTCCGACAAGCCCTGAGGTCGCATCGTTCAAGATCAATCAGCTTTACTCGCCTTTCGTGCGTTGGTCGCGAATGGCGAAGGACCATATCGCGGCAAAACGGCAAAAGAACGCCCTGCAAGTGTGGGTGAACACGGCTCTCGGCGAATCGTGGAAGCCGGAAGAACGTATCGAATTCGCCGAGCTTGTGCTCAATCGCGAAGATTACGACGCACAGGTGCCGCACGGCGTCCTTGTTCTGACCGCCGGCGTCGATGTCCAGAAAGACCGCCTCGAATATGAGATCGTCGGCTGGGGCCGCGATGACGAATCGTGGTCGATCGAGGTTGGTGTTTGCGAAGGCGACGCGGGACAGATGGCCGCGTGGGACGAGTTGACGGATCGCTTGACGCAGGTCTTTACGAATGTCGATGGACAGGAGTTTCGCGTCCAATGTGCCTTCATCGATTCGGGCTATCATACGCAGATGGTCTATCGCTTCTGCAAAGCGAACGCAGGCCGCCGATGGTTCGCCTGCAAAGGACTCGGCGACCCGCAGAAACCGATCCTTTCAAAGGCGACGTGGTCGGGCGATAACCCGAAGATACGGATGTTCCCGATCGGCACGAATGCCGCCAAGGACGACATCTTCTCGAAGCTCCAGATCACCGAGCATGGGCCGGGTTTTTGTCATTTCCCGGCCCGAGACGAATATGACGACGCGTATTTAAAGCAGCTTTGCAGCGAGAAGAAGATCAAATTCGCCCGCCACGGCGTCGAATACTACCGATACGAGAAAGTGAGTGCCGGTGTGCGGAACGAAGCCCTTGACATACGCGTCTATGCGACGGCGGCCCGCGTGAAGCTGAATCCGAACTACGAGAAGCTTGCGACAAGACGGCTTCAGCATATCGAGGTCGCGGACCGTGAGGCAGAGCCGATGGATGCCGGAGACGGCCCGAAAGTCGATCCGCCGAATCCGCCATTGACGCCGCAGGCACGACGCAGGACATTTCGAGTCATCGACAGCAGCAGGAGACGAAGGTAAATGAGCTACAAACGAGAGACAGAGCCGACACAGATACGCAAGGGCGAGCAGATCGCCTGGACGCGATCATTCGCCGATTATCCGGCGACGGAATACACGCTGGAATATCGCTTTCGCGGACAGCCGGGCGTCGGTATCAACGTCACGGCAACGGCGGACGGCGACGATTACGACGCGATCATCACGACGGCACTCTCGAACACGTTCGGAGCGACGGGCAAATTTGAATGGCAGGCGTGGCTGACCGAGATTGCGGACTCGACGAATACATTTGTTGCCGCGTCAGGGCGGATCACCGTGCTTGCCGGTTTTGCGTCGGGTTCCACTGCGGCGGTCGATATGCGTTCGACGGCAAAGCAGATCCTTGACGCACTTGATGCCGCGATCACGAACCGAGCTTCGGCGACACATCTCGAATACGAGATATCGACGCCGGTCGGCTCGCGGAAGATCAAGAATATGACGTATCAGGAGCTTACGACGGCGAGATCGTATTGGGCGGGCATCGTCGCCCGTGAGAACGCGGCGGAACGGGTTCGCAACGGCGGCAGCTTCGGCAAACGCGTCGATATTGTGGTACGGGAGAGCTAAAACATTATGGGCAGGATCGCACAAAGGATCTACGAACGTTATTTCGCACCAAAAGCGGAGCCGAAAAAGGCGAAACGCAGGTATGCCGCGGCCCGTCGAACGCGGGCAAATGCCGACTGGACAACGACGCCCGCGGCGGTGAATCGGACGCTCCGCAGCGATCTGCGGACATTGCGGGCACGAAGCCGCGAAATGGCGAAGAACGCACCGCATTTTCGCAAGTTCCTGCAAATGGCAACGACCAACGTCATCGGTGCGGAAGGCATCAGGCTTCAGGTGCAGGCCCGCGTCGGACGCACGGGCGGGATGAACACGCGTGTCAACAGAACGATCGAGGACGCATTCCGCGAATGGGGCTATCGTGAGACGTGCACGGCGAGCCGCAAGCTCGATTGGGCAGCATGTCAGCGGCTTTTCGTTACACAACTCATTCGCGACGGCGAAGTGCTTTTGGAACACATTACGCCGCCTGTCGAGAGTAACAAGTTCGGCTATCAGATCAAGTTCTGGTCGGTCGATTGGCTCGACGAAACATACACGACAAGCCTTCCGAACGGCAATCGCGTCATTATGTCGATCGAAGTCGATGAAAATGACCGGCCTGTCGCCTATTGGCTCACGCAGCCTGCATCCGAGCTCGATATGCGTATTCGAAAGGAAAACCGGACACGGCAGAGGATGCCCGCCGAATCGATGACACACGCGTTCATCGTGACCGAGGACGAATCACAGGCCCGCGGCGTACCGCAGTTTGCCGCTGTCCTGCTTTCTGGCAAGAACTTTCACGAATACACGGGCCACGTCATCGAACAGGCCCGCGTCGGTGCCGCAAGTTTGGGCTTTTTGGAGAAGGCCGTGGCCGATGAGGTCGAATTCGACGGAAGCGAGACGGACGAAGGCCGCGAGATCACGCCGACGATCGATGTTGCTCCGCTTTCGATGAACGAGCTTCCGGCGGGCTATTCGCTCAAGCAGTTCGATCCCAAACAGCCGACCCAACAGCATTCGGAGTTTTCAAAAACGATATTGCTCGAGCTTGCCGCCGGTCTCGGCGTCTGCGGATTCTCGCTCTCGGGCGATATGTCAGCGGTCAATTACTCGTCGGCTCGCGTCGGACTCGGCGAAGAACGCGACGTTTGGCGGGCGATGCAGGCATTTGTCGCCAACACGCTTTGCCGCGAGGTTTACAAACGCTTTCTCGCGAACGCGATGACATCGGGCGTGATCCAACTGTCACTGCGTGATTTTGAACAGGCTCAGAATCCGCTTTGGCGGCCACGCGGCTGGCGTTACGTCGATCCGCAGAAAGAGATCGGTGCGAGCATCGAGGGAATAAAGAGTAACCTACTGACCTTCACCGGTGTTCTCGCCGAGCAAGGCATCGACTTTGAAACGCACCTCGATGTCATTGTTGCCGAACGCGAGCTTGCGGCCCGCAAAGGCGTCAAGCTTGAGATCATCGCCGACGCAGGGCCGACATCTCCGGCCGCTAAACCCAAAGAAAAGGAAGATCCGGAAGAAACGGAAGATCCAGAGGACGATGAGGCCGCTTCCGCTGCTTCCGCTTGAAAAAACACTAAGATCGGCTGTCGGTGTGAAGTTCCAGTCGCAGATCCAATGCACCCGCAATCTTTAAGAAGGTGTCGAGTTCCGGCGAGTATCTGCCGGAGAGGATGCGCGAGACGTTCGGGCGTTGAAGGCCGCAGCGGCGAGCGATCTCGGCATTCGAGACGCCGCGTTCTTCGGCTATTTTACGAACGTACTCGACGAGCAGTTTGCGGGCGAACTCCGAAGCTTCGCCCGCTTCGATCTTGGATGCGTCAAGGCTATTCGGCATATTCAAAGTCAGACGCGTCGAAGTCAATGACGAAAGGGTTGCCGGATTGCGTCTCGGAACCGCTGATCTCGATGTGCGCCGATCCGTCCGGCTGAAAGTAGTTGATCTCGTCGAACCAGTTGTATGACGGTTCGAAGGTGAAATTCGCCGCTTTGTTGACCGTCTCTGCGAGGCGTATAAGGGCTTCCGGGGTGAATCGAACAGGTGAAAGGGGGCTTGTGTAGTCTCTCATTTTTTCTTACCGCATTTTTGATTAGGTGTTGCCGCCACCGTTTTAGATTTCGGCGTTGTGCCGATATAAGAAGTGTATCAAATTCGATACGCCTTGTCAACCCCCCTGAATCCTCTTTTTGCTATTTTTGCCCCCCCTCGCAACATAATTAACTTCTTAAATCTTTAGGCTTGTTTTTGACGGCGAAATTGTCGCCTGAAAAAGAAGCCTATGACAAGAACGATCGAGCAGGTCCGCCAAGAGGTCATCGGAAAGCCCCAAACATTTTCAAACCTTGCGTTCAAGATCGAACGTGAGGCAGATATCGATATTGACGCACGAACGGTGAAGCTTGCCTTTGCCTCGGATAAACCGATCGATAACTGGTGGTATGGCCAGATCAAGCTGAACATGGCCAAGGAAAGCGTCAGGACGGGCCGCCTTGACAGCGGAGCACCGCTCCTGATGGACCACAACACCCGCGATCAGATCGGCGTCATCGAGACATACAGCTTTGACAAGGACGGCGTCGCCCGTGCAGTCGTGAGGTTCGGCAGTTCCGACCGTGCAAAAGAGATCTTCGAGGATGTCCGCACAGGGATCCGGCAGAACGTTTCTGTCGGGTTTATGATCTGGGACCTTCAACTCGAATCCCAAACGAACGGAGCCACAGTCTATCGGGCTGACGATTGGGAACCTACCGAAATATCCATTGTCGCGTGTCCGGCGGACATTTCCGTCGGCGTCGGCAGGGATCTACCAAGTTTCACCAAAGTCCCGGACGAAAGTCGGGCGATCAAAGCAGAAAAAGAGGAAAAGAAAATGGTACCTGAAGAGAAAGCGGCCGTTGAGGTTGCACAAAAAGAAACGCGTTCGGCCGATCTTCTTATCGCGGATGAGGTTCGCGAATGGGGCGACGCCTTTGGCCAGCAGGAGCTTGCGAGCACATATCTTCGCGAGAATTTGCAGGACAACGGAACGTTCACAGGCACGAAAGCGGGCTTTTTCGCCCGCGTAAAGGCCGCACAACCCGTTGCACCCAAGGTTCCGGCATCCGATCCCGGCGTCCAGGCGGTGCGTGAGGGCGGAGTTGACGCTCAGGCGATACAGCTTGCACGTTCGATTCCGCGTCATGGACAGCTTAAGGCGTTCAAGGGCGGCGAAGGAGCGGAAAGGGCATATCGCTTCGGCCAATGGCTCTTTGGCCGGGCATTGTTCGACCCCGACAACGCGGTCAGCGTCAAGGCACGTCAGTATTGCGATGATCATGGTCTTACCCGTGCGATGAGCGAAGGAACGAACGAATCGGGCGGTTATACCGTGCCGGTCGAGTTCTCGAACGATCTCATTGACCTTCGCGAGCAGTATGGCGTGTTCCGCCGGAACGCGAAGGTGCAGCCGATGGTGAGCGACACCTTCACGCAGCCGCGTCGCGTAAGCGGCCTGACGGCATACTTCACGGCGGAAGCCGGAGCGATCACCGCGTCCGATCTGGGTTGGGATCAGGTCTCGCTTGTCGCGAAGAAGGTCGCGGCACTTGCCCGCTATTCATCCGAAGTGAACGAAGATTCGATGATCGATTTTGGCGACACGCTCGCCAATGAGATCGCGTATGCGTTCGCCGAAAAGGAAGATCAGTGCGGCTTTAATGGCGACGGAACATCGACCTACGGTTCGATCACCGGTGTCCGCGAAAAGCTCAAAGGACTTTCGGGAACTATCGCGAACATCGCAGGCTTGCAGGTCGGCAGCGGCAATGCTTACAGCGAGCTTGCTCTCGTCGATTTCGAAGGCGTGGTCGCACGTCTGCCGCAGTATGCGGACGGTGAAGGTGCCGCGTGGTTTGTACACCGCTCCTTCTATTGGAACGTGATGGTTAAGGTGATGCTTGGCGCAGGCGGCGTCACGGCGGCCGAGATCGAAGACGCCCGCAAACAGCGATACATGGGCTATCGCGTCGAGTTCTCGCAGGTGATGCCGAAGGCCGAGGGCAATAGCCAGGTCTGTGCATTGCTTGGCGATCTTTCGAAGGCCGCGACCATGGGCGTTCGCCGCGACGTGCAGATCGCATACAGCGAGCATAGCCGGTTCGCGAACGACGAGCTTGAGATCAAGGGCACGGAGCGATTCGACATTAACGTTCACAGCGTCGGTAACGCCGACTCGACGGCGGCGAATCAGGTGCCGGGACCGATCGTCGGCCTTATCACAGCGGCAAGCTAAGTCACAAGGAGCAAAAGAAGACAATGAATCCATCAGGAGCAGTTAAATACGTAATAGTGACGCCGCCGGCCGCAAAGGTGGACAACGCGGCGGTCACGACCGCCGCAGTGGACACCGCAGGCTTTGACCGGCTGACGTTCGTCGCTGTCATCGGCGATATCGATGCCAACGTTGCGTCGTCAAAGATACGTGAATCGGACGCGTCGGATATGTCGAATTCGGCAGACATCGCGGCCGGTGGCACGGATTACGCCCTCGGAACCGCTGCCGGTTCGGACAACAAGGTCCACGCGTTTGACGTCGATCTTGTCGGCCGGAAGCGTTATCTCGATTTTGAGATCACGGGCGGCGACGGCACGGCCGGTGTGTATCTGACGGTCGTCGCGATCCTTTCGCAAGCAGCGATCTCTCCCGATTCGGCGGCGGATCGCGGCTGTGAGGTTTACGCGACGTTTTAAGAGGTTAGACAAATGGCTGAAACGAGACGAATACGATTTCTGCAACGCTGCGGCATAGGCGGCCTGTATTTCGGTCAAGGTGCCGAGGCCGATGTGCCGACGCGACAGGCGTCGTACTTCGTCCAAGCCGGCCGAGCTGAGTTTTTGGACGCAGGAGAACAAGAACCGACGGCGGATGTTCCACAGTCATCCGGATCAGAGGTTCGGTCTCAATCTCCGCCTCCTGCGTCCAAGCCCGCACGAAAGAGGAAATAGATGATCGATGACACCGATGTCACCAACATCTTTGCCGCCGGTGATTTCAGCGAGAACGTCACCTTTATCGTCGATAAAGAG